TTAGCTGCAGTAGTTGCTCCGGCAGCGTCTACTTTACCAGCAATAACTGTTGAATTACTAATAGCTGTATTAGCTGCTGCTGTCGCTGTAGCAGGGGTAGCATAAGTGCTATTAGTAAAAGTAACTAAGCCATTAAAGTTTTGATGAGTAAATACAGAACTAATTGATACTGTCTGTGATCCACCGGCTACTGTCTCTTGGACACTGTAACGAACTGCCCACATTTTTAAATTAGCATCGGCTGGGGCTATTGAAATAGTTGTAGACCAGCCAGCAGTTAAGCTACTAAAGTTTCCTGTAGCAAAATCATAAGAAGTTGCTTGAGGAGGACTTGGTGCAGTTGCTGACGCCGTGTCATAGTATAAATAACCAGTTGAATTTTTTAATGGCGGATTTATTACAGTTTGGCCTTCAACACGTACTGGTGTTTGCCACGTATATATTGTAGCACCTACCTCACGTTTACCAAAACTTGTCCATAGTGGATTTGAACCTGTTGCTCCTGCCACAGTAGCTGACCAACCACTAGGAACTCCTGCGCTGGCTCCTGGAGTTGCGGGAGGATTATCAGTGCTACGAATGTAAATCTGTGTAATACCTTCGCCAATTTTACCGTCTTTGGATTTGTTTAGTGATAGTTCTTTAGTTATAGTTTTTGCGTTTGCAGTTCCTGAATAGATAGTAGCAGTAAATACTGCTGTAGCTGAATCTAATGAAAGAGGTCCGTCAATATTAATGTACCCAGCAGGTTGTCCCGCTACAGGTGTATTTGCAGCAGTATTAATAGTGCAAGTGCCTCCACCGTTATAACTTACTTTTGCAAAAGTAACTGCTGGAGTGCTTGCTTCACTTAAAAAGGTTATTCCAAGTGCTGCAAAAAATTTACTAGTAATTGGGAATTGACCAGCATTAGCATCTCCTGCACTATCACAACTGATAGTTTGGTTTTCATTTGATAACCCGCCAATAAAAGCGTCATCGCCTTCGCGTAGGCTATAAACAGAAAATATATCAAACACGCTAAATGTTTCTGTGCCGATAGTTTCAGTAACAGTAACTCTAACAGTTTTTGAGCCTACTGCTGCAAAGCTGTTTAGTGTAAACGTACTACCACCAACACCAACTGAACCAATACCTGCAGAAGGCGCTGTGCCATCAACTAACCAAGTATACGTTGGTGTAATAAAATTACTCTGTACTGCGGTTAATACAATTGAACTAGGTAGTGGTGTAGTAGTATTTTTACTTGTTATAAATATCTGATTAGGTGCTGTTATAGCCACTGAACGTGCTGTTGCACCTTTAACGCCTTCTTTAGATTTTGCAAAACTTTGACGCTTTACAATACTAAAAGCTACGCCGCTGCTTGTTTTACCAGTAATTGTATAGTCAATGGTGGCAACATCTAGTGCATTATCCATAGACGCGTGGCGATCATACTCAATAAAATTACCGCCAACTGCAGGAGTTGTGTCGCATACAATACCATTTGCAGTAATAGTACTAACAGTCCAAGTGCCATCTGCAAACGGACTATTATTATCTACGGTTAAGTATGTATTACCTTGCTTGACTTGAATAAGAGTACCACTACCTACGTAGCTACTCGGAGTAGTTGTACCATCAGCATAAGCAGGTATTCCGTGAGACTCATTTGATAAGTAAACTGTAATTTGTTCTGTACCGTCATTGATACGAAACAATGTAATAACATCACTTACAGTACCTATTGTAGCAGTAACTACCGCAGTACCAATAGTTATACCTAGTGCATCAAATTGTGCTTTAGTAATTGTTATTGCGTTAGTACTTTGTGTAAAAACAATATTACCAAGCAAAGTACCTTCACGAGTAAAAGCTTGAACAGTAAATGTTGGTGTGCCCGTTAAGTTAACTAAACGAGCAGTAACTGTTGTTGAGGGTGTTTGCGAACTAGTTGCAAACTGATCTTTGTAAATAAACTCTTTGTTAGGAGTACTAAGTTGAATTAGTGGGGCTGTTTCACCTGCTAGTGCACGGTAAACATTCCACACTTGCTCTACGGTAATGCCATTATAAGTAGCAGTAAAAGTAACATTACCGCCATCATCTGTTAAGCCAGTACAACTATAAACACCTGTTGCGGCATTTATAGTTGCTCCAGTAATGCTATCAGTTGTAAAAGGTTTAATAGCATAAACTGGGCCAGCTCCAGTTACTTCAGTGCTTAAGTTAAAAACCTTGAAGACACCAGTAGCTTGACTAAAATCTCCTCCAGTACCATCAGTTTCTGTAACAATAGGTACAGGATCATTTGTTAAGTATCCGTAAACACTTATGTTTTCTTCTAGCACTACGGCTGTTAATTGAGCAGAAACAGTATAAGATCCAGGGCCTGTGGGGCCTACTGGATCTACTTCGTCTTCGTCAATAGCACTAACAAAAGCATACTTTACATAGTACCGAGTATTAGGTGTTAAATTAGGAATAGTTACGTTTAAGCTATTGCCAGAAGGCACAAGTGTGCCTTCTGCATTATTAGGATTGAATCCACTAGTTAATGAATACCAAACCTTTATAGCTACTAGGTCGTCCCTGACATCTGTTAGTCTAATAGTATCATATGGTCTGTCTAATACTAGCTGTAATGATTTTACGCCTGGGTATAAAAATGCCGCCATGCTTATCCTTTAAATAATAGTTTTAACAACTATTGTTCCTAAAGTACTTGTAGTACTGTAATTACCTTGCTTATCTACTGCTCTGCAAGCTACTCGATAAGTAACTCCAGCTGCTGACAGTCTAGGTCTTGGTTGTTTACGAAGATCAAACCTAGCTATACCGTTAATTTTTATAACTGTAATGTTATTTGTTGCTGGATTTGGAACTATTTCCCAGAAGTCTTCTACACCCGTATCTTTATACAGCCTGTACTCATAAGTATCAAAGTCAGCTGTTTTTAAAGCAGCATCTGGTGTTACAACAATATCGGTTTTATCTAAGTCTAAAGTTAGTAGGGGTGCGATTGATCCTGTTAGTGTTTTTCCAGCATTTGTAAAATAGAAAATATCAGACCAAGGTCCTACAATAGTTCCTGTTTTATTGCTATATCTTGCACGTATCTTATAGACGCCGCTTGTAGTCAATCCATTAACAGTTAAGCTGCTAACAGATTTGTCAACACGATACAATTGTGTTAAACTATTGCTTCCAAAATCACTGTTTCCTGGAATAATTTGTGATTCAATTTGTTCTGCTTGAAGAGTTAAATCCGCAGGATTTGAAAAACTAACAATTACAACGTTTTGATAAGTTCCACCAGAAATAGCTTCACTTAATACACTGTCGCTAGTTACTTGAGCAATTATTGGTGCTTGAGTAATACTGTTTTTAACAATGTCGTTGTTAACTAAAGTAGTGTTGGCATCGTAGCTTAATAATTCTGATAGATTAGCAGTATAAATACTAGGTGCGTAATCAACTAAAGTTAGCTTTGCTCCTGTTGAGCTTGTTGGCTCTACATTTAGAACTACTAGTTCTTGAGTTTCGTACCCGATTTCACCTAACATAAATAAGTTGTCTGCTTCTATGCCATCTGCTACAACAATAGGTGCTGACGAAACTAGTTTAATAGTACTAACAGTTACTGTGTTACCAGTGGTTAGTGTAGGGCTCGTAGCTGCTAGATCTATTGTTTTAGTAGTGCCGTTAGGCTTAGTCTTATCGTTTACTCGAACTAATATTCTGTAGGTTTTTCCATGAGTTAAGTTAACAGGTTCCGTTAGCTCTAATGTAGTGCTATTAACGATAGCTTTTATCCTGCCTGAAGCAACGCCCCATAGCGGAACATCATGGCTTACTTTAACCACATCTCCTCGATTACATACTAAGTACTCAAAGTCAGTATTTAGTGTATAAGTTTCAGGTCGTAGTTTTAATTGCGCATGATGCCATCTAGCCAAGAAGCGTGCTTGGTTAGCATTGGTTACGCCAGGTAAAGTTATACTTTCAAATAGTGTTGCTATTGTTTTACCGCCAGTACCATCCAGATTATATCCATAATTAAAAATAATATGCTCAGTAGGCTGATAAGCCTGCTCTTCGTCTACAATAGTTACTCGGAAAGCGTGTGGCAGTCTTGGTAATGCTTTTGTAGACTCAAAACCCCAGCTATTGTGTGGAGTAAAATATTGAGTAGTATAGGCTCTAGGTTTGTCAACTACAACAGACCATTTACCATCTAAAAATATTGGGCTTCCTAAGCCTGCTGCACAAATATCTCGCAACATATCCATAACACTCATACTATTAGTAATAATGTTATTATAAGTTAACGGAGCACTAGAAGGATTATTTCCTGCACAGAACTCGTGCCAAGTTTGCAAAGCAGCTAAATCTATTTTAGTAGCCATTTCTGATGGGCTTATCTTATACGCATTAGCTGGGTGCATTAAAACATAGGCAAATAAACTTGCAGGATTATTGGTAGGTCTGCTTAGCCATTTTTGTGTAGCCTTATCCCAGTCTAAACAAATACTTTGAACTAAAGCATTTATTCCATCTACTGAGCCGTTAACTTTATTTGTACTCTGCACACGAATAGCAGTTTTAGCAAGATAAGTTCCTGGTGGATTAACAGCAGGTCTTGTATTGTCAAAGCAAGCAGCTGTAAAAAATATTACTTTAGAATACCTTTGAAAATCACCTTCTTCGGCTGTATCGTCGTCTGTGCGTCGGCATCTAACAGCATATCGTGCTTTAGGTAGTTGAGTAAAATACTGTGTGTGTCCAAAAGCATCTTTTCGAGACTTAGATACTCCAGAAGTTCCAAATACTATTTCTGTATGTGTTGTAGCTATAGTATTTAAACCAGACTTCGTAAAAGTTATTCTAACTGCGGTAGCCATGTCACGTTCGCCTTCATTACCACCAACTAATTTAACAGTATGGTCGCCAGCTTGAAGGTATACATTAGTTGTAACAGTTTCACGCCAACTATTCATAGGCATAACTACTATTAGTTTATCGTCAATGTAAACGCCGCCAGTATCGTCTGCAGCAGCTTCAATATCATAATAACCACTATAAGGAAAATTAACTGTTTTAGTTATATTTAAAACATCAAATAAGTTACCAACATAATTTGTGGGGCGTATGCCATAAAGTTGTAAAAAACTGCTCCAACCGCTATATTTACCAAAAGTGCTGTTTACACCCGTGTATTGCGTAGAATTAAATATTTCTATTGGAGTAGCTGCTGAAGCAGTTACTTGTCCAGGAGGACTAACATCGTTCCAGACTCTACCTGCTTGAATAGCAATTTTAGTAGCAATTACGTTTACTTGATCCGTAACGCTGTCGCTATTGCCAACTTGAACAGTTTCTGTTAAGAGCGTAGGTGTTAATTCTAATCCGTTATAACCAACATAACTACTTAAATGTGACGTAACAGGCATGATTATGCCCCCATTCGTCATAACTACTGTATAAAGCTTTAATGCATTAGGAGGTATCTGGGGTAAATGGGTATATGTACCGCCGTCTCCTATAAGACTCGCATAACTTCCTGATTTATATTCTGCTATCATTGTAGCACTAGGAGGGCCGTTTAAAACGTCTGTTGCAGCACCGTTATAACGTTGTACGCCTCCGCCAGGAAGCATTGCAAAAACTATGTGTTGGTATAAACTCATATCTTCGTAATTACCACTAATAGAATTATATCGATTTACTGTACCTGGTCTAGTAAGTGTTGTTGTATATGCGTTTGAGTTAAGTTGATTAGAATTATAAGCACCTAAAGAATATGCAGCAGTATCTTCGAAATCCCAAGTAGTGCCATTGTATTTACCAAGCTGAATTTGAACTCCAGCAGTAGCTGGCGTAACTTTTCCGTCTTTTTTATTAATAGTTCGCATACCTACTGGAAAGGTAAATGCTACGTCAACACGTGTTGACTGTTGATTAAAAAATATATACTGCCAAGGATTTCCGTCTGTGGCATTATTAACTAGTTCAACGGATTTTGCAGGAGCTTGCTCTACATCAGAACCGTAAAGATCATTAAACGCTGTTTGATTTTCTTCTGGACGCCCGTATAGCGTTTCCGGCTTAGGTAAGGACATAGCCAAACCTTCATATAAATTTTCAAGGCGATTTGCGCCAACGGAGATATCATTGATTGAAAGCGGACCAAAACCCCAAGTAACCAGTAAACTTAAAAGGGTTGTATCTGACATAGTTTCAATATAAGGCGATGCAGCTAACATTGCTGTCATTCTGGCTTTGCCTAAAACAACTGGGATAGGTCCAAATTTATTTGCTTGATTGCTTGTACCTGAAAATAGATTTAAAGCATTAGGAGAGCCAGGATCATTAGTTGTAGGCTGACGTACAGGCATAATTGCATTTACTAATGCGACACCTGTTGCGGAAATAGCCATGGTAGCAGCGGTAGCTTTCCAACCTGTTAGCTGTAATCCTTGTACCCCAATTTCTGGAAATCCATTTGCAGCTAATTCTGGTGCTATAATAACAATTGCAATAATAAGCAACAGTTTAAACGTATCGCGACCTTGCGGTACTGCTCTATACGCAATAGCTTGTCCTGCTTTTACAACGGTAGCTGCCCAGTCTTCTTTGGCAATTGGAACGCCATCAACTACAATTACTAATCTATCTGTATACTCTGGGCTAAGATGATATTTGCTTTGTACAAATAGCGCAAAGTCTTCGACAGTTGTACCTGCAACTGTCCACTCGCGATATACGTTTGTTTTTAGTGGGTGAGGCCTGCCTACAACTTCGATTTGTGTATTCTCGCTGTATTTGTAAATGCCTTCTAAACGTTTGTTCCACTTAATATTAGCCAGTGATTCAACAACACTGTCGCGACCTTCGCGGCAGTGCAAAAATTTGTTGTTACCTACGTAGATGCCAACGTGTGCAGGCTCTCCATAGATATTAAATAACACTACGTCACCTGGTGCAGGTGTAGTCGTTTTGTTCCACGAGTCTTTATAAAGACTAATAGCTCTTGTGACGTTAGTGTCATAAGAGCCATTATATTCATCAACATAGCTTGGTAAATCAATGTTTAATTCTTCTTTGTAGTAAAGACGAACGAGTCCCCAGCAATCTATTCCATCAATATCTCTGCCGTTATCTTTGTAACGCAGACCAATATATTTATCATAGTTCATTAAAATAGTCCTGGAAAGTAACCAGGTGTAAAGTTATAGCAAGGAAACGGCTCTCTGCTTAGATTAATCATATCTAAACTTAAGCTAATTTTATCTGCGTCATAACTTACACTGGTAATATAAAAATCTGCGAAACTAGCTTCAACAGTGTCGGGTGAGCCAGAAAGTACTAGCTCTAATAATATTTTTGTTGGTTTTGTGAGAGTATTGCGAATTTGGGCAATAAGATCAGGCGAAGCAAAGTTTAAAGTTATGCTGCATTGACCAACGCCTGCTTCTTGTTCGCCTGGTAACACTATTTCCATTGGTAAAAAATAGTAATCATTGCCTCGACTAGTTACACCATACACTATTTCAAGCTCAGTAGTTAAAGCTGGTAATCTACCAGTAAAACTGTCGGCAATACGCCCAACGACTGCTATGTTATTTACTGGGTCAAAAACAGTTAAAAGCATAATTATTGCTTGATCTGTTTCCGAGCCATACATTGCCCGTATGGCTTGTGGAGACAATCGGGTTAAGCGGCTCATGGCATTATTTCCATTTTTAAACTAGTAGACCAAAAACCTGGTGCAATGTATTGAAGTGTAAAAAATTCACCACTACCGCCAGGAATAATCCTGGCATCTATTGTAGTACCCAATTTTCTAGGATGTGGGAATGTAAAACGACTTACACCCTTTATATCGTCTTTAATAAAAGTTTCTAATCTATCACACTGTGCGGTTGTCATAATAAATGATAGTGTCATTTCGTTAGGGCGGCTTGCTCGCCTGCGCTGCTTAGCTGGGCCTGCATCAGTTTGACTGCGGATGATATTAACACCCACAGTCTCCTGAAAACCCTTTTGCGGCACTTGCGGCAATGTTGTTGGCCATGCAATTGGCATATATTATCTCCTTACCATTGAGGGACGCTGTCCATAGCTGCTTGTTAAGGCTTGTTGAGATGCAGAGCCTGTTCTTGAAAGTTGATCTGCTACCATGTCTCCAACGATAACTTCAATCTTACGATTACCTTTAGAATCAACTGTTTCTGTAGTAGTAGCTTTCTCAGATGAGTAGTTGTTAACAACTACATCAACCTTAGTACCGCCACTATCTGAACGTACTCCAAGATTGCCGTTGCTATCGCGCTTTAGGGGCATAATAGCTTCGGGACCTGCTTCGCCCATTAAACCTGTGCCTTGTGCAAATTTAAACAATGTAGGCTGATTTACAACTGAATTAGTAAACATTCCGCCTTTGGCGTATGTTTGCAGTCCAGCGTCGTATACTCCGCCTTTAGCCATTCCTGTGTATCCTCTAGCTGCTGCTTGCTCTACATTTAAAGTGCCAGCACCACCGCCAGTAAATATACTTAGTATACCACTTAGTCCTCCTAGACCTTTATAAAGTGATGACATTTGTGCACGTAATTCAAATCGAATTAAATCTACAATCATTTGGTCTACTAAGCTTTTAAAATCCAGCTTACCAGTTCTAGCAAAATCAGCTAACGCATCTGCCATGTCTTGGAAACTACCTTCTACAATCTTAGAGAAACCAGTCATTTTACTGCCAAGTTTTTCGTTTAGATCAATAGCATTCATCTTCTGTAAGTTAGTAGCTATTAAAGCCTCGCTTTGGCCATTAATAGCTCTAGTCATGTTTTCTACTGCTTCGTAATCACCTGCTAAAGCAGAGTCGCCGCTGGCTTCAATGGCTAGAATTTTTTGTTCTATTACGCTTTTCTTAGC